GCTGACGGCCGGCGCGTTCGGGCCGGTGGCGCTGAGCAGGAGCTGGCCGGCGGAGCCGGGGTGGGCGAGCTTATCGACGGTCGATACATCGGACGCGAACAGCAGCGCGCCGGCCGTCAGCCCCGAGAGGCCGAGTCCGGTCAGGATCTCGGCGACTGTCGCCTCGCGGGCCTGCGCCAGACCGGCGACGGCGAGCAGCTTGCCAGGGGTCAGGAGGTCCAGGCCGCCGACGATCTCGTCGCGTGGCGTGACGTACCCTGTGCGCGCGGCCCTGCTGCTGACATCCCAGGATGGCGTCGGCATGGTCAGCTCGCGTTGCGCTTGTACCGGCCGCGCACCCTGCCGCGCCGGAAGATGATCTTGTCGGTGCCGTCGCTGACCTGGTAGTCGTAGACGCCGAGCTGCTCGCCATCGGCGGCGGTGAAGGTCAGCGCGGCCGTCTGCGCCGGCGTCAGCGTGAATCGCACCTTGGCCGTTGGCGCATCAACGACCGTGCCCGTGAACGCGACCAGCACGGCGCCGGTGTCCGTCGCCTTGATCGCGCCGACCACGGTGCATCCGGTGAGCGGAGACACGACCCCGTCGACCGAGATGACGCCCTCGTCGTAGTAGCTCGCACCCAGGTACAGGTCGACATCCGCCTCTTGGGCGGCGTCGATCCCGAGCAGGTCGGCGGGGATCGGCATGTCACTTCACCGACCAGCCCAGGGTCGCGAACTCCTCGACCTGCCAGTCGCCAACCTGGGCCTCACCGTGATCGGCATGCACCATGACGACGGAGCGATTGGCGTCGCCGCCCAGGAACGGACGGTTGCGCGGCTGCTCGGGCGCCACGGCCGGTTGCTCGGGCGCCACGGCCGGTTGCTCGGGCGCCACGGGTTCGATCTGCTTGGCCTTGGCCATAGTGGCGTCTCCGTCGACGCTGATCCCCAGCCGCCATGACGACGGCTGGGGTAGCGCCCCGGTTGGCTATGCGCCCGGCCCGCAAGTGGCCGTACCCGAGCCAGGATTATCCGAGCAGGACCTTGAGGAGCTCGGGCCGGACGGCTTTCACGCCCCACGCGCTCGACAGCTCGTAGTTGTTGAGGCCGTAGCCCTTGTAGGTCGAGAACCGCACGCCGATGCCGGTCATCGGGTCGGTGACCACCTGGTGCATGCCCGCGTCGCCCTCGGGCGGCAGCTTCGGCAGGCGGATGGCCAGGCCGAGGGCCTCCCGATGGAACGCGAGGTTGCGGCGGCCGGCCGACAGGGTCAGGGCGTTCGAGCCGGCGATCTGGTTGACCAGGCCGCTGGTGATGGTCACGGTGCCCGCGCCGCCCGCGTAGTCGGCAGCGACCACGTAGGCGTTGACGGTGTCTGCGGCGAAGCGGATGACCGTGCCCTTGGGGATCGCGCCGGTGCCGGTCTGAACCACGATGCCGGTCGCACCGACGGCCTGCACGCCGTTGGTGACGTAGCCCGAGCCAGCGATGGTGGCGCCCGACTTCACGTCGTGGGCCAGCATCACGTTGAAGCCCTTCAGGCGGCCGAGGATGCCGTTGCGCAGCAGCTCGTCGGTACCGGCCTCGCTCACCTTCGAGAGCTCACCGCGCTTGCCCAGCGCCGCCTCAGCAGCGGTGTCGAGCATCAGGATACGGTCGGTCAGCGGCGCCAGGCTGTCGTTGAGCATCTTCTTGAGGTCGTCGATGACCGTGGTGTCGGAAGCGAACGGCGTGGTGCCGGCCGTGCCAACGGCAGCGCCCGAGCTGGGCGTCGCGGCGCTGTAGTAGCCCGCGGCGTCGGTGTGCAGGCCGGCGAGATCGCTCTGCACCTCGTTGCGCCAGGCGCGGATGGCCTGCTGCAGCGACTTCGGCAGGAAGTCCGGGTTCTGCGCCATGCGGGTGAAGTCGTCGCCCGTCATGTGGAACGGGAACTTCCGGTCCTTGGTGATCTTGATGCTGGTGCTGGTGACGGTGCGATCGGCAGCGACGGTGAACGTCGCGGCGGGGGTGCGGTCGGCGCCTGCGACCACGGGCGCGATCGGGATAACCACGTCCTGGTTGATCGCGGCCTCCTCGGCGCGGAAGTCGGTCTGCGAGACGGCCGGCAGCGGCGCGGCCTCCTCGGCGACGCGCAGCATGGCGGTGGTGAGGTTGGGGATGATGGGGGTGAAGACGTTGGGCACGATGGGCGTCCTTGCCGCTATTCAGCGGCGATCTTGAGGGTCTTGGCGGCGATTGCCTTCGCGACGTCCTGGGCCCGGAGTGGGTCCTTCATCGCGGCATCGTACTCCGCCTGGGAAATGATCTTCGCGCTGCCCTGCGGCGGAGGCGCGCCACCGCCGGCGCCCGATCCGGGGCTCCCGCTGGGGGCTCGATACCAGGGGCGCTCGGCCAAGAAGTCGGCGACGACCGCCTCCGCGGTCTTCGGATTCCCGTCCTGCCCCAGGAGCGGCCGTCCGGCCGCGTCGATGAAGGTGATCTGATGCGTGTCGGGGTCGTATGCGCAACCCGAGGCGAGTTGCGCGGCGATGTCCTTGGCCGCCTGCGGCAGGACGCCGGGGGCGCGCGCGATGGAATCGGCCAGGGCCGCGTCGCGCAGGCGCGCGGTCAGCGCCTGGTGCTTGCCCTTCCAGGTCTCCTCGACGCGCTTGAGGGCGGTTTCGTACTCGCCCTTGTTCGTCAGCTTCGCCAGCTCCGCCTGCTCGGCCGCCTTGCGCTGCGCCTCCTCGGCGGCCTTGGCGGTCGACTCCAGCGACCCGAGGCGCTCGGCAAGCTGCCGGCGTTCGGCCTTGTCCTTGTCGCGGGCCTCGATGATCGCCTTGGCGGCCGGTTCGGGGAGTGGGACCTTCTGGCCGAACAGGTCGACCTCGATGGTGGGCGGGGGCTGGTTATCAGACATGGTCATCTCCTGTGGCATCCGCCACTAGGCGTTGTTGAACTGCGGGCGCCTCCGGCGCACGCGATTCATGGTGGAAATCAGATAAAGGACTTCGGCGTCATCATCGCGCAGGGCCGCGGCTCGCACATCCGGCGCACTTCTGTCGGCCATGGCCGCCCGCACGGCGCCGGCGGGGCGCGCACGCAGCGATGCCGCGCCAGCAGCGCGGCATCCAGTGGCGGCCGATGCCTCCGGATGGGCTGACAGCAGACCGCCCGCGCGCAGGCGGGCTGCAGCACTCGTTGGGCGCCCCTGGCGGACATCGGCGCGCAGTGCTGCGTTCACACGGGCAGTGGATCGGATGCTAGCTGCAGCCAGGCGCACCGAACGACGGCGTAACGGCAGCCAGCGCAGCCATCCGCCAGCGTCCGCCTTCACTGCCACCGTGGTGTGCGCCATGGCGCGCATCGAGGCGCCGGCGGTGATGTGCGCCGAGATGGCGCCCGGATCGACCTCGGTGGGCGCGCCCAACCAGCGGCCTACCCAGCCGCCGAGCAGGCCCCCCAGCCAGCTCACGTCGCGTCCCGGGTGGTAATGGTGCGCGTGCCGCTGGAGATCGTGGCAGCGAGCCGGGTCTTGCTCCCGTCCTGACTGCGGAATATCGGGTTGCCGTCCAGCTGGCTGCCGTCACCCGCCGCCACCGCCAGCAGCAGCCGCAGCGTCTCGACCAGCGTCAGGCCGCCCTCGACGCGCATCTGCTGCACGGCGCCGACCACATCGTCCTGCGACAGCTCGTTGACCTTGACATGCAGCGCCGGCCGGGCGCGGCCCTTGGGCAGCGCGACGGTGACGACGCCTGCGCCGATCGCCTGCACCGGCCGGTTGACCAGGCGCGTGGCGGCGGCTCGGGTGACCACGGCACTGGCGTTCACCGCTGCGGACGGTGCCGCTACACCCTGCACCTGCATGGCTGTCGCAGCCACCGCCACCGCGACGGTGGCGGCAGCGGCCGGGCCGAAATAGGTCAGATTGGTGTAGGGCAGCAGCATGTCAGCTCAGCGGCTCAGCGGTGAAGGCCAGCAGCCAGGCGAAGCTGCCCACGGTGCTGCTGGTGATCTGCTTGACCGTCATGCCCTCGCCTTCGCGCAGGCGCAGCTCCTGCATCTCGGTCGATTCCAAGATGAGATTGTTGTACTGCGTCAGGAAGTTGGCGACGGCGGTGTTGGCTGCGGCGATCTCGTCGCTCTGCGTGGTGAAAGGGAACAGCAGCCCGCCCTCGGTGACGGTCGCGCCGGTGGCGCACGCGACCTGTGCCGGAAGGGCGGCGTTGGCGCTGTCCATAGTCTGCGGTGTGATCGCGGTTCCGACACTCTGTGCCGTGCTGCGCTTGATGTCGAAGCGCAGCGCCACGCCGGTGACGGCGGCAAGCGACAGGTTGATCTGAAACAGCTTTTTGACGCACAGCATGACGCCGGAGCCGACGCCGTTGAACAGCGCCAGGTGATGCTTGTTCTGCGCCAGGGCGACGGCGTCGGCCAAGACATAGTAGGTCGGCATCGCAGCGGTGAAGATCGCCTGCTCGTGGACCGTGTCGGCGCCGACCAGGCGCGACCGCGTCCGCATCTTGTTCCCCGTGCTGTTGGGGGGGACCTGGGTATAGCTTTCGGCCATGGAATCAGTCCTCGGTCAGGACCAGCGTCCCGGCCGGAAAGCGTGGGGTGATGAGGTTGGAGACATTGATCGGCGCCGTCAGCGCGCCCTTGTAGAGGATCTGCCCGGTGGCCACGACGCTGATGCTGGCGTGCGTGATCGTGTCCGCTCCGCCGGTGCATTCGGGGAAGGTGATCTCAGCGGCGTTCTTGGCGCTGTTGCCGCTCGCGTTCGGCGTGCCGTCGCTGTCGCAGATGGTCCATCCGCTGCCATCGCGGGGCACCGACACCGCGGCATAGCCGGTGTGGGTCGGGGCGTTCGTGGTGGCGGCCCCCGCCTCGCCGGGGTCGGCGGTGTGCAGGTTCACCTGCAGGTTTGCACCGTAGGCGGGCAGCGCCACGGCGTTGAATACGAACTTGATCCAGTCGTTCTCGGTGGCGTTGCCTTTGCTCATGCGGTCTCCTCGGTAATCCCCGAAGCACGGCCGTCTGCGCCACGCTCAATGCGGAAGCGGGTAGGCCGACGCTCGGAGCGCGGTGTGGGTCTGGGCGCTGCCGGGGCGATGGCTCCGAGCGCTGGGACGCTGGGCTCCGGAGGCTCGGCGGCCTGCTCCAGTTCGGCGCTCAGCGCAGCGAGCTGCTCGGGCTTGAGGGCGTACGCATTGCCGGCGAATCGACGGACCTGCTCGTCCTTGAGCACGACGGGCAGGGGGCTGGTGATCACGCGAATCGTGTACTCCAGATCGGCGGCGAGGTCGGCGGGCGCGAAGTCGTCCGGCCAGTCGGCATCGCCGGGGTACGGGAAGCCGGCGTCAGCAGACAGTCGCCTCACCGCGAGGTTTTCCGCGCGCTCTGCCGCCTCCGCCAAGCCGGCCAGGGCAGCCTCGACTTCGTTGAAGGCGAACGCTCGCGCGACGCCGCTCTCCGGTTGGCCGGCCTCAGTCGGATTGCCGGGGGCGAGGCCCGCCGCGCGGTAGAGCTCGCCGAACTCGTAGGCGAGACTCTTGCGAATGCTCTCGGCCTGGGCCGTGTCGGCGCTGATCTTCGCCACGCCCGGCGCGACGCTGCCGTTACCGGGTAGGCACAGGGCCATGCCTGGCCCAACGGTAACGTCCTTGACCTGGTCGGGACTGACGCCCAGGAGCACCGTGGTGGTGAAGGTGATCGCCTGGATCTCCTCCAGCAGCAGTGAGTCGAGATTGCAGATGCGCTTCTGGCTTTCGGCGATTGGCGCTGCCTGCGAGCTCTCACCGACGCAGCCTGGCTCGTCCTCGCCACTGAGATCCGGCGCAAGGCGCACCAGCGGGCAGCCGCCGTACCGGTGCGGTTGCTCTGGCCCGACCGCGGCGACGGTCGGAGGCCCGCTGCCTTCGATGTGCAGTTCGATGCGCTGCACGGCCGTGTCGGTGACGCGCCAGCCGAAGGGAGCGCCAGACTGATCGACGAAGAGCACGACGGCCTCGACCACCTCCCCCTGCCAGTCGCGCCACCACAGCACCTGGTCGGGTTCGACGAGACGCAGGATCGGCCGCTTGCCCGCGGCCTGAGCGGCGGCGGCGGTGGGGAATACGCCCGCTGCCGAGCTGTCAGCCAGCAGGTATGCGCAGCCCTGCACCTGTGCCCGCCGCAGGGCGCGGCGCATCAGTACCGGCAGCGTGGTTCCTGTCCCGGTGGCATCCTGGACGAGATCGCCGTAGGCGCCGATCGGCTCGGGGCGCTCGGCCTCAGTCCGGCACACATGGTCGTTGTATCGATTGACGATCGAACGAGTGCTCGGTCGCACGATGGCCTGACGCAGGCGCCGCCGGTAGCGGTCATCTGGCTCGCGCTCGTGCTTGCCCAGGATCGAGCCCCCCGCCGCGTCTACGCCGCTGACGTAGTTCCAGCGCGCGCGGTCCGACCAGCGCCAGAAGGCACGGGCGGTCGCCTGCGCCGCATACTGCGGGTGCTGGGGGAGCGGCTTGCCGACGACCAGATCGGGGGGCACGCGACCACCATCCGACCGGTGGCCACCTGCGCGACCCGCGCCGGGTTGCGCGGCCTATCCGCCAGGGATGTGCGCCGCACCAGCCTGCGGACGCGGTCCGAGCGTGTCCCAGCACACGTAGCCGAGGGCGTCGAGGATGTGGCCACGGTCGCCGGCCGGCCCCGGGTCGTACTGGCCGGAGGTCAGGCGGCCGGTGCGTTCCATCTCGTCGATGACGCGCGTGCAGCGCGGATGCACGACCAGGCGGCGGCGGCCGGCGGCATCGAGCACCAGGCGCGAGAGGTTGCTGATGCGCGCCGCAACAGGCGGGTTCACGCCCTCGGCATGCGTCTGGTATCGCCAGCTGAGCGCCTTGGCGGTGCGCTGCATGACGAGCAGTTCGGGGTCGCCGACCGTGCTGCGCGCCTTGCTGCTGCGGTCGGGATGCAGGTGCACCACGAACTTACCCCAGCCCTTGTCGTGCGCCTGGTGCACCGCCACGTCGACCGTGGTGCCGCCACGCAGCACCAGCTCGTCGAGTACGCGCACCTCGTCGCCGACGATCTGCACGGCGCACCAGCTCATCGGATCGACGTTGTAGTCGGCGCCCAGGTGCAGCGGCACCGCCTCGGTCCACGGCCGCTCGGCGACATTGGCCGCCCGCGTGAAGCCCGGGTGCGCACGGCTGCCGGCCACGTCGACCGCGATGCCCTCGAGGTACTGCTTCGCCAGCTCGGCCGGCAGGCTGGCCTGGCGGTCGACCAGGTAGGTCGCCGGCAGGGCGCTGTTGAGGGCGGTGCGCCCGACGTAGCTGCGCCGGGTCGGGGTCGGCCGCTCGACGAAGTCATCCTGCACCCAGGTGTACAGGCCTTCCGGCGTGGTGGTCCACAGCGCATGCAGCACCTGCGCCTCGCGATGGCGCAGGCGCGAGCGGATCTGCAGAGCGGCGTGGCGCAGCGGGTTGGTCGGGTCGGCGGTGTAGCGCGCCGCCTCGTCGCCCCAGATGTGCCCCACCTCGAAGCCGGCGAAGCGCTCGGGGTGCTCGGCGCTCATGAGCAGGATCGGCCAGCGGCCGACCATCAGCGCCGGCACGATGTCCTTGGAGCGGTCCTCGATCGGCCAGCGCCACTCCTGGCAGGCCTGCAGCAGCGCGGGCAGGACGAAGCGGAACAGGTCGCCATAGGTCGGCGCGACGGCCAGGCCGGGGCAGCGGTTGCGCTGGTGCAGGAGCAGCAGCTTCCGCGCGCCGGCCCAGCTCTTGCCGCTGCCCCAGCCGCCGGAGTAGAGCGTCTCCCCGTGCGCCAGGTCCCAGAGGAAGCGGTGCTGTGCGCGCTGGTTGCCCGATAGGGCGAGGTTCACGCCGGCGGCTCAGGGCCCTGCATGATCGCCAGCGGCAGGTCGTGCACGACCGTGCCGCTGTGCTCCACCGCCTTGAGCTTCGGGTAGCAGTATTGCGCCAGCTCGGCGTAGCACCACGCCTCCAGCTTCCGGCTGCCGAGGGTCTGCTTCTTGGCCTTGGCCAGATCGGTGGCGACGCGGATCAGCCCCTCGATGGGGTTGCAGCCGAGCCGCGCGCATACCTCGGCGACCGCCTCCTTGTTCCGACTCTTCGACCCCTTCGGTCGACCAGGGCCGGCGCCAGGAGGACGGCGGTGGGTGGGCATGCCTACGAGGATCCAGCCACGGTGAGGGCGCGCGACTCGGCCCGGGTCGCACGGGTGCGCAGCAGCTTCGGCAGCTCGGGTCGCGGCGGCGCCTTGAGGTCAGGGTTGATCCGCCACCACGGCTCGCCGCGCCGTAGCTTGGCGTTCCAGCGGATGTCGCAGAGGAAGTGCGGGTCAGCCGAAAGGGTCGCGTGCAGCGATCGCGGCTCGACGCCGATGGCCACCGCCAGGTCGCCGTTGCCGATCACGCCGTCGGCCTGGAAGCTGATGACCCCGTAGGCCCGCCAGCGGATGTCGACGCGCCAGCGGGCGAGCAGTTCGGAGCGGCGTGGGGCTGGGGCGTCGGGCGTCATGGCATGCGCCGCCCGTACTCTGCGAGGCAGAGGGCGTCGGCGATGCCGTCGTGGGGCTTCCGGCACCGCGGCTGCACCAGCTGCGCGGACGGCCACTGCGCGGCGCAGTAGCGCACCGCACCGTCCTTGTCGTGCGGCAGGCCGGCCAGCACGGTCTTCTTCCAGGACGGCGGCGTGGCCAACACCACCGGCACGTTCATGGCCGCGCAGACGCCGCGCACCATGCCCCAGCCGCAGCCGAACGTGAACGTGGAGGCCACGCCCTGCTTGGGCATCGCGCTGACCTTCTCCAGCACCAGGCGGACGATCTCCACGCGCGGGTCGAAGCAGCGCAGGCCGGCGATCCACCCTGCGAGCTCGGCCGGGTAGACCTCGCCGCCCGCCGTGGGCATGGGTCGGATGTCGTGTACCTGGCCGTCGCTGGTCAGGGCGGCGAGGCCGCCGGCGAGGCCGGGATCAATGCCGAGGTAGAGCTGCATCCCGCCATCCTGCACAACCCGGCGTCGGTTGCACGGGTCGGCTGCTAGACATTTTCCGGTATCAATTTAATCTGTTTCCGTGGCTAAGCCAGCACCCCGGCGGAGGCCCCGGACCAGGGACAAAAACCTGTCCGGTCTATATTTTTACTCAAGTCATACTAACGGCTAAACCTTATATAAATCCTGTCCGGTCTGTCCGGTTAAAAGGGGTACTTAGACCGCCTACGGGGTTCTTATACCCTCTTCTGCCTGTTCTCACCCCTCCACGGTGATTGTTGGATTTAACCGGACAGGCCGGACA